GGCTAAGTCAGCTAAGATACAGAATGAAATGCAGGAAGGTCAATCAGAGAAAGTAATCATCAAGACACAGATGGACTTTGCTGAGAAGATGGCTAAGATTGAAAACTTACGTGCCACTGCACAGAACATACAATCAGAGACCATGCGTAATGCCCCTGAAGTAGAACATCTTCAGTCTGAAACTATCCTTAACCTAACTATGGCTAGAGCGAAAGCGCAGGGAAAATGACAAAACCAGCTAAAGGTAAAGCAAAAGTTAAAATTACTTCATCCGGTCAAAGAGTTTCTTATGGACAAGAAGGTCCCGCCGCAAAAGGGGGACGGAGAGTAAAGCCGGGGACATCTAAAGGTGACGCATACTGCGCTAGAAGCTTAGGTATAAAAAAAGGACTATCTAAGAAGAAACAAAATAACCCGAATACACCCAATAACTTATCACGTAAAAGATGGAAGTGTTCAGGAGCTAAATCAAAGTGAACGATCAAGAATTTTTAGAACAACGTCTAGACTTATGTAATAACGAAGCTTGGGGCCTCTTCATAGAAGAGCTTACCTCTATGGCACAATCGTTAGAGAACATAAAAAACATAGACGAAGAGAAGACCCTCTTTTTAAACAAAGGGGCGGTAGGTATACTTGATATGATAATAAATCTCAAGGGAACTACCAGACTAGCGTTGGATCAATTAGACCAAGAGGCCTAACTCCAGCATAATTTTAACTCCATAATCTTTATAGACGGAGGATTTGCAATATGAGTAGTGTAGTTGTTGAAGCGGTACAAGAAACCCCAGAGCAAGCGGCAGAGTTTACGGACATTAATGAGGCTCCTGTAGAGGAACAACCCATTGAAGTACAAGAGGAGGCAGAATATGAACTCCCCTCTAAATTTAGCGGTAAGTCCACTAGGGACATTGTTGCCTCATATGAGAACCTAGAGAAAGAACTAGGACGAAAAGGCCAAGAAATAGGCGAGTTGAGGAAACTAACGGACGGTATTCTACAACAACAACTTACCACTAATCAAAGCGGAACAGAAGCGCAATACGAAGAAGAGACAGATTTCTTTGATGATCCTGACGCAGCAGTCAATAAGGCCATAGAAAGTCATCCTCAGTTCCGTGAGTTTAAAGAGCAGCAGGCTTTACAGCAAGCCAAGGCTACAACTCAGCAACTCGAAACAGCGCATCCTGATTACCTTGAGGTCATTGGTGACCCTAAGTTTCAGGAGTGGGTTAAGGATAGTCCTATACGCACACAGCTTTATGTATCGGCCCATAACTATGATCTGAACTCAGCTAACGAACTACTAGGTAATTGGAAAGAACGTTCACTTATTTCTAATACAGCAGTAGCTGAAGCGGGTAAAGAAGCAAAGCGGACCGCAGCACTAAAGAATGGGAAAGGTGTATCAAGGACATCATCTGAATCCACAGCAGGTAAGAAAACCTACCGTAGGGCTGATTTAATCAGACTCCGCACAAACGATCCAGAACGTTATGAGTCACTGCAAGAAGAAATTCTTTCAGCGTATGCAGACGGGAGGGTTAAATAAATTAAACATATAAAGGAAGTTAAATTATGGCATTAGGCACAGCAGGTCAAACAATCACAACAGCTGCGAATTTTATTCCAGAGTTGTGGTCAGACGAAGTTATCGCAGGATACAAGAAGAACTTGGTCCTAGGTAACTTGGTAACTAAAATCAACCACAGTGGCAAGAAAGGTGATACGATTCATATCCCCGCTCCTGTCCGTGGATCAGCTAACGTTAAAGCTGCGAATACTCAAGTCGTACTTAATGGTGATACTCACGGTACGATCAACTTGAGCATCGACAAGCACTATGAATACTCAGTTGTAATCGAAGATATTGTAGAAGTACAAGCTTTATCTTCAATGCGCCGTTTCTATACAGACGATGCTGGTTACGCTTTGGCTACTCAGGTAGACAATGATATCTTTGCTTTATGCGAAGGTTTGCAGGGCGGTACTGTAGGCGGTACTGGTACATCATTGTGGGAGAAAGCAGTCATTGGTGGTGACGGTGTTACGGACTTCGTAGGCGGAACCTCTAATGCTTCTGACATCTCTGATGCAGGAATCCGTGGCATGATCCTTAAGTTGGATAATGCTGACGTACCTATGAATGACCGTTGCTTGGTTGTTCCACCTATCGCTATGAACGATATGTTGGGAATCAACCGTTTTACTGAGCAACAGTTTATCGGTGATGGTAGTGCAATTAAGACAGGTAAGATCGGTTCCATTTATGGAGTAGATGTGTTTGTCTCTAGTAACTGTCCAACGGTTACTTCTACGAACTCTGTATCTGTCCGTATTGGTGCGTTCTTGCAGAAAGACGCTCTAGCTCTAGTCGAGCAAATGGGTGTTCGTTCACAGACACAATACAAGCAAGAGTATCTTGGTGATCTATTCACCTCAGACACTCTATATGGTGTCGGTGAGTTACGTAACTTATCAGGTCTTGCGTTCGCAGTACCAGCAGCCTAACTAGGAGAACTATAGATGCCCATGTATAACTATGTATGTAAAAAATGCAACAATGCTCAAGAGGAATTTAGGTTCTTGTCTGAGCGGGAAGACATGGGCATTTGTAATGCTTGTGGCGGGGAGACTTCTCAGGGAGTCTCCTCAGCTTCAAACATCCACCTAGATGGTTCTAATCCTGACTTTACTTCAGCACACAGTAAATGGGTAAAGAGACATGAGACCCAAGGTAACGGTATTAGAACTAAAGAATAAAGAAGACTATTGACTTTTTACGTATAATATGGTATACTAAGGAAATAATACAATGATCACCATGCAGGACGCTTTAGAGGATACTTCAGACTCTTTAGACTTAGAGCATATAAAGAATAAGATCACCTCAGCATATCAGAGAATGCTTGAGCAAGTCTTTAAGAAGGACAATCCAGTAGGTTCACCAGAGAAACTAGCGGAGTTTATTGAGCAAAATTCCCTTAACTTCGGAGAGCAGACAGGAGACTTTGATGAAGACTCTTACACACTTGAAGACATGCTAGATCGTCTACTTAAACAAGATGACATTAAGCCTGTCGCTGAAGGTGAGAAGATTAAATTAAATGAGCTAGTTAAGCGACGTGAGAAGGGTGCCTTAGGAGGGATGTTTGGACTATGAAAAAACATAACACTAAATCAGTAGTTAAGAAGTTCCCAAAGAAGAAACCTCAGACTCCTAAGCAAGCTAAGACCGCTTGGTTAATTGAACGTAGAATCATATCCGCATAATAATAACATCTTAGTAGGAAACACCATATGTCTAATTACACAGTACAAGTATCGTGGTCAGGTAAGGATGCTTTAGCTACTTCAGACCCTGAGAAGATCATCAGTGGAGATGATATGGCTACGGAGTTCACGGCACTTCAGACTGCTGTTAACTCTAAGGTAGATACTACATCAGGCACCACAACAGGCCACACCTTAATCAACCCCGTCATTAACACTAGTGTCTCAGGTACTGCTGTACTCGATGAGGACACGATGAGTTCTAATAGTAACTCTAAGCTGGCTACTCAGCAATCGATAAAAGCCTACGCAGATGGATTAAAATCAACAAGCGAAACTCTAACTAATAAAACAATTACCTCTCCTGTATTAAACACAGGTGTATCCGGTTCCGCAGTTTTAGACGAAGATAATTTAGCATCTAATAGTGCAACAAAATTAGCTACACAACAATCAATCAAAGCGTATGCGGATTCATTAAAATCTGCAACAGAGACATTAAGCAATAAAAGTCTGAACTTAAATGCTAATACCGTAACAGGTACTCTTGCTGAATTTAACACTGCTGTTTCAAATGCAAATTTAGCTTCGTTGGCGGGGTCTGAAACTCTGACGAATAAAACGTTAACCTCTGCTGTTTTGGACACAGCGGTTAGCGGTTCTGCATTTTTAGATGAAGACAACTTTGCATCAAATTCGGCTACAAAAGTAGCATCACAACAATCAATAAAAGCCTACGTGGATGCAAAACCCGGTGTTATTGGCGCGTTAGCTATTGGCAATAATCTTTCAGATGTATCTAATGTATCTACAGCACGATCAAATCTAGGCCTAGTAATCGGCACGAATGTCCTAGCTCCAAACGGAGACGGCAGTAACTTAACTGGTGTTGATCCACAACTAGGATTTAAGAACGTAAGTTCGTGGGCAGATAGTGCGGTTGAGACTGTGACACTCGACAACGCAGCATCTGCGATTGGCAAAGCTGACGTTAGCGTGTGGGAAGAAATCCCAGACGTAAATAAAACGAACAGTGTCTGGGACATTGTAACAAATGATTTAGGGTTTGACTTAGTTGACAGCGCGTCGTCAACGACATTAACCCCCAGTGCAACAACAGGTACAGCGGTATCGTTCACACTTGGCACTGGAAATTGGGCTTCTTCAGACGTTGCAAAAAGAATTGTTAACGGTTCAGCATCAGAAAATGGCGAAGCTCGGATTGTGTCTGTATCTGGCGCAGTAGCAACTTGCGAAATCACAACTACCTTCACCAACACGGATGCCATTGCGTCTGGAGATTGGGAGCTATACAGCGGCGAGTTCCGAAGTGGCTCTTTTGAGCTTGGTACTGCAACAGGTGCAGCAGCTAATCGTCATGAGCTTGGTGAGTTGGTGACTACGGATACCGATAACACTACATGGAATGCTGTAGCAGCACTCTCCGAAACAAAAGCGATCTTATGCTTTTCAAATGGCACTAACGGCTACGGTCACACGGTTGTTATGAAGATACATGGCAATACTTTAAAATTAGGGTCACAAGCAGTCTTTGAGAGCGCTACTGTTAGCTTTATCTCAGTAGCTGCGTTAAGCTCAACTAAAGCTATTGTTACTTACACTGAC